TGAACGTCAAGTTAAAGCAACAAAGGCTATCGGCGGCAACGTTTACGATAGATTATAATAATGAGTTGGAAAAAATATTTTACACCTGTAGCTGTATCTAATCCTGGAAATGTAAGTCCATTTACCAGTGCCAATCGTGCAGGTCCTGCAAGAACAAATTACAGTTCATATCTGCCAGATGTATATACAGGTTCACCAAACCGTATCGAACGTTATATGCAGTATGACACAATGGATATGGATCCAGAAATCAATGCTGCCTTAGACATTTTAGCCGAATTTTGCACACAAAAGAACAAAGAAAATAACACAGGTTTCAGTCTCACATTTAAGAGCAAAGCTACGAATACTGAAATCAGAGTATTAAGAGAATACTTACAACAATGGTTTAAACTACAACAGTTTGACACGAGATTTTTTCGTGTAGTGCGTAATACGTTCAAGTACGGTGATGCATTTTTTATCCGAGATCCTGAAACATCTAAATGGTTTTATGTTGATCCGGGTAAACTAGTCAAAGTCATTGTTAATGAAAGCGAAGGAAAGAAACCAGAACAGTATGTGATCCGTGATCTAGCACCTAACTTTAAACATCTAGTAGCTACACAGATACAACCTAACAGTATGCAGACTAACAATCGTGGCAGCAGTTATGTTGCTGGCGGCGGATTAACACGTGGCGCTACTGGAGCATATCCTCAACAGACTGGTGATAGATTCAATTTAGGTGAAAACGAGATGGCTGTAGATGCTGCTCATGTAATCCATCTAAGTTTAAGCGAAGGTTTAGATAACAACTACCCTTTTGGTAACAGTTTGCTTGAACAAGTGTTTAAAGTCTACAAGCAGAAAGAACTGCTTGAAGATGCTATTTTAATATATCGTATACAACGTGCCCCAGAACGTAGGATTTTTTATATTGATGTGGGCAATATGCCTACACACATGGCTATGGCTTTTGTGGAACGTGTAAAAAATGAAATTCATCAACGTAGAATTCCTAGTCAATCAGGCGGTGGTGTTAATGTTATTGACAGTGCATACAATCCATTAAGTATTAACGAGGACTATTTCTTCCCACAGACAGAAAACGGTAGAGGCAGTAAAGTTGATACACTACCTGGTGGCACTAACTTAGGTGAAATTGACGATTTAAAATATTTTACTAATAAACTGTTTCGTGCGTTGCGTATACCTAGTAGCTATTTGCCTACAGGTGCAGATGACAGCCAAGCACAATACAATGATGGTCGTGTAGGTACTGCTTATATTCAAGAATTACGTTTTAACAACTATTGTATGCGTTTACAAACACTGTTGACTTCGGTGTTTGATCAAGAATTCAAAAGATACTTACATAATCGTGGGGTCAACATTGATAGTAGTTTGTTTGAGTTACGTTTTCAACCCCCACAAAACTTTGCCAGCTATCGTCAAGCAGAAGTTGATGGACAACGAATCAATACGTTTAATACTATTCAAGCGATTCCATTCATAAGTAAAAGATTTGCTCTTAAACGTTTCTTAGGTATGACCGAAGAGGAAATCGCAGAAAATGAGCGTTTATGGAGAGAGGAAAAGGGCCAAGCAAACATTACAGGTACTGATGCTAGTGGCGAATTGCGTAGTGTTGGTCTTAGTGCAGCAGGTATCGACAGCGATCTTGAACTAGCTGGAGACACCAGTGCTCCAGATGATTTAGCACAACCTGAAGGTGCACCACCGCCAGGGGCTGACACAGGTGCCGGTGCAACAGCAGCCGTAGCACCACCGCCAGCCGCCCCGGCTTGATAAATATCAATATGATTTTACGTGAATTATTTTATTTGAATCCAGAAACACAAAGCGTAAGCAATGACTTTCGCTTTGATGCTGCACGAGATATTGAAGAATTACAGCGTAGTGATACACGCAAAACACGTCTAACACTAAAACAAATCAACGAATTACGCAAATCTAGTGAAGCACATATACTTGAAATGGAAGACGAATTACAATTTATCCATGACATGTACGGTGTTGCACCAGCACCAGCTGCTTAATAAAAAACTAAAAGATAAATGCAGTTATGCGAAGTTTTGTCTTTGGTAATGGCCGCAGCCGCCTAAATATTAAATTTGAAGAAGTAAAATCCTACGGAAAAACATATGCCTGTAATGCCGTTTACAGGGAATACACGCCTGATTATCTAATAGCTGTAGATCCGAAAATGATAATAGAGATAGTGTCTACAAACTATCAGCTACAACATCAAGTATGGACCAACCCCAGCAGCAAATACAAGGATTATAAAGGACTAAACTATTTTGAACCAAGTTTAGGTTGGAGTAGTGGACCCACAGCACTACAGTTAGCTACACTACACAAGCCAATGGAAATTTATATTTTTGGATTTGATTTTGAAGGCATAGAAGGCAAGGTCAATAATGTCTACGCAGGCACATTAAATTATAAGTCCGGAGATCAACCCGCAACTTATCACGGCAACTGGCAAAGACAAACCGAACATATTATAAAAAACAACTTTTCGATTAAATATTATAGGGTAGTTGAAAGAACATATTATAATCCAGGATGGGAATATCCTAATTTTAAGAACATAACTTACGAATCTCTAAGAGAGATAATGGGCAATTGGCAGAAAATTGCCTAAAAACCCACCATTTCAGCATATATTCTATAATAATATGTAAATATAACATGACAGCTCATAACCTATAGGAGATTTCTAACATGACTGACCGTTCAAAATTCGAGCAGATGCTCGAGCATCTTATTAACGAAGACGAGAACAGAGCTCGTGAACTGTTTCACGATATTGTAGTAGCAAAGTCTCGCGAAATTTACGAAGAATTACTAGCAGAAGATTTTACTTCTGAAGAAGAAATGCCAGCTGAAGAACCAGCCGACATGGCAGCTGCCGAAGCAGGTGACATGGATGCAGGCGATGACATGTTAGGCGACATTGAAGCCGACGACGAGATGGGCGGCGACGAAATGGACATGGACGATGAAGGTGACGAAGAAGTTACATTGTCAGGCAGCGAAGTAGACGAATTAGAAGACCGTGTAGTTGACCTAGAAGACGCATTAGATGCACTACGTGATGAATTTGAATCACTAATGGGCGCAGAAGAAGGCGACATGGGTGATGAAGGTGAAGAAGATGAAATGACTCCAGAGATGGGCGACATGGGTGGCGAAGAAGAAATGCCAGCAATGGAAGTCCGTGATGACGATGATGAAGGTAATGATCCAGATATGGACGAGCAATTCATCCGTGAATACACAGAAAAAGTTACAGCAAAGATGGGAGACAATGGTGCTAACACCAAGTCTATTGTAGCTAAAGCAAATAATATGGGTGGCACAACTGCTAATATCGCAGCAGGATCTGCAGAAGAAAAAGGCGGAAAAACAAGTGCACCTAAAGAAGAGAACGCCGGAAACGTTAATGTTCCAGGTGGTAAAGCAGGTGTTAAGCACCTAAAAACTGTTCCAGCAGGACACGGGGCAGAAAAGAAAGGCAGTAAACCTGATAGCGAAAAAAGCATATTAGGTAGATAATAATGCAAAAGATGAACTACTTACGTGAAAACCTCAGTTTCGACCAAGCCCGTGTGGTAGTCGAATCTGAAGGCGAAAACGGAAAGAACCTTTACATGAAGGGTATCTGCATTCAAGGCGGAATACGTAATGCCAACCAACGCATTTATCCTGTAGACGAGATTGAGCGAGCTGTCAAAACTTTGAACGATCAAATTGCAGGCGGATACTCGGTATTAGGTGAAGTAGATCATCCAGATGACTTAAAAATTAACCTGGACCGTGTCAGCCACATGATTACTGAAATGTGGATGGACGGTCCTAATGGTTATGGAAAGTTTAAGATATTGCCAACCCCAATGGGCCAACTAGTGAGAACTATGTTGGAATCCGGCGTCAAGTTGGGAGTGTCCAGTCGTGGCTCAGGTAATGTCTCCCCAGACGGAACTGGCAGAGTTAGCGATTTCGAGATTATCACAGTGGATGTGGTAGCTCAACCCAGTGCACCAGGTGCATATCCAACACCAATCTATGAACACTTAATGAATACTCGTGGTGGACTTAGAGCCTTGCGTATAGCGCAAGAGGCAAAGGAAGATCCTGCAGCACAGCGTTATCTAAAAGAGAGCTTATTAGGAATAATAAGCAAGCTCCAATAAGAGGAGAATCACATGTTGGATGTTCTAAAACAATTATTTGAAAACAATGTGATTTCCGAGGAAATCCAAGCTCAAATTGAGGAAGCATGGCAAGCTCGTGTAAACGAGAACCGTGAACTAGTCTCAGCAGAGCTAAGAGAAGAGTTCAGCAAACGCTACGAACACGATAGAGCAGTTATGGTTGAAGCCATTGATCGCATGGTCACTGATCAACTAACACCTGAAATCGCCGAGTTTGTAGCAGATCGTGCTCAACTAGCAGAAGCAAAAGCCAAGTATGCAAAGAAAATGAAAAAAGATGCGATGGTGATGAAGGAATTCGTTACACGTCAATTAGCATCTGAAGTCAAAGAATTGCATGAAGACCAAAAAGTCATGGCTGATAAATTCTTTAAGCTAGAAGAGTTTGTAGTTGAAGCTCTAGCCAACGAAATTGCAGAATTTTACAAAGATAAGCAGGACTTGGCAGAAACCAAAGTCAAACTTATTAAAGAAGGTAGAGAACAACTTGCTAAACTTAAATCCGACTTTGTGGCACGTGCCGCAACAATGGTTGAAGCAGTGGTCGAGGACAGCCTAAAAACTGAACTAGGTCAGCTACGCGAAGACATTGATGCTGCTCGTAAAGCAGATTTTGGACGTAGAATTTTCGAAGCATTCAGCAACGAATTCCAAGCAAGTTATTTGAATGAAAAATCTGAAACCAGCAAATTGCTCAAGGTCATAGACAAGAAAGACTTCACGATTGCAGAAGCCCAAAGCGTTGTAATCAAAGCACAAAAAGTCATTGAAAGCAAAGAAGCTGAAATCCGTGCATTAAAAGAAGGCATGGAAAGACAAAAAACCATGACAGAACTTTTGGCACCGTTAGCGGCAGATCAGAAGGAAATCATGAGCGAGCTATTAGAAAGTGTTCAAACACACAAGCTAATGGAAAGTTTTAATAAGTATTTGCCAGCAGTAATTGAGGGCAATGCTCCGCAGAAGAAACAGGCACTTGTAGAGGCAAAAGAAATTACCGGTAATAAAAATACCAACGCAAACCGTAGCGCCGAGCAGGACAACAATATTGTTGACATTCGTCGCTTGGCCGGACTAAAAAATTAAGGAGATTTTAAATGTCTGAACTACTA